GGATACTTAGTCTTCCTGTGTCAGGCGTTCCCAGGGGTGCCCCTGATGCGGGCACCTCTCCACCTAGACCGTCAGATGAAGCCCAAAGGGCGCTAGGTCCGTGCTGTGGTGAGCTTGCGGGATGCATACCACTAAGAGAAAGGTACGAAGCGTTCATTCTGGATTTGTCGGCTATATTCCAAATATTAAACCTGTTGCACAAACTTCCGCTTGAGTTATACACAATGCCGTCGGCAGGGCTATCGTTTGGAGGGAATGGGAAATGAACATTTTGAACATTCACCACGCTATCCTCTACTGCCCGAACGCACATACCTCCTGCTCCAACCTGGAGGGCGTCGGCGTAGTTGGGGGTTCCCAAGTTTCTAGTCACAAGCATCGAGTTTACTTGATCTGTTTTTTGCACCACGAGTGGCGCTGTGAATGGAGCGGTAGCTAACCCTGAAGTGCTTATAACCGCAGCATCCTGAGGATTGGCGTAGAACTGCATAGATCCACCAGATAGAGCACTGCTTAAGTTTAGAGGATAGTCCACACTTTCTAGTGCAGCCACACCGAAGGCTGTACTGGGCCAGTTTACAGAGTATGCCCCCAGGTCCTTCATGTTAACAACACTGTTTTTGTTTGCCACCACGCAAGCTCGTGTAGAATGAAGTTCGACCGTAGTGTGGTTTCGGCTGTCGTCCAAGCTGAAAGAGCTAAGATCAGGAAGATAAAGACCTTTTTCTCTTCGAGGCTCAAAATTAATCGTGGAGTTATTTTGGGCTAGGACATTTACACCGACTTGGCATATAGCGGTTGGGCCATGGAAGTTTAGTGTAGAGTTGTTTTCCGCACAAACTGCCGCCATAACCCTCTGAGCCAAGTATGCGGTTGGACCTTTGATCGCGGTAGCGCCATTTCTAGCTCCATTAAATGTTACAGTAGAATTATTTATAGCTTTAGCTGCTCTACCGTACACAGTTCTCCCTGCCTGAGCAGCGTCCGTTATATCAATGTAAGCTTTTACTAAGTCTACGTTAGAGTTGTCTTTTGCGAAGATCGCAGGACCTCCTCCGAAAGCAGTTCTGAAAAAGGAATTACCGTATACTGTAGGAACCGAGTTCCTTAGTTTGAACCCGAAGTCGGAAGATTTTCTAAGGTCCAGGTGAGTGAGGTTTCCTGAGAAATCTAGCTGTTGCCTGTCACTGTTGGGCTGCTCTGCAACAGAGTCGAAAACAAAGAAAGAGTTTTCAGCTAAAATGCCTTCGTTTTGACTAGAGTCTACAGTTAAGTTCTCATAATTTATATAAGAGTTTTTTGCCTGGATGCCTAAGTTATTTCCGTAAACATCAATCAACCCTCTTACATCAATCTCAGAGGACTCTAGGACAATACCTGCGGAGGTGTTTAATTCAGAACAAATGATTCCTCCTGTAGCTGCGTCGGCTGGAGAAGATCTTTTAACTCCTCCCCGTAGCTTTGAGTTTTCAAGAATAAATCCGTAACCATTCCTAGAAGCTACCACCGCTGCATCTCTACCTTGAGCCCCAGCATCCCCAACGGAGGTAGAAGAGAAGTCTAAAATATTTGAACTGACTAGGATGTCACTATTAGTGGCGTGGAATCCAGCCCCTTGGTCTGCTCTGCCTGACGTATCTACAATTTGATAATTTCGGTAGGAAAATGCTGACCTAGATAATGTTATTTCCGAATTGCTGAATTTAAATCCTGCCTTCTTTGCTCTGACAGCGGCACAATTCTCAATTAATACTTTAGAATTAGATACCGCTATACCTGCATCCTGCACCTGCTCTGCGTCAACAAAGAAGTTTCTGATGTAGATTGGACCATCACAATTCATGACACTAATCTTAGAGCAAGCATTGCCGTAGAAGTTACCTCCTACAAAATTATTTCCAGTGCCCGTGGTCTCGACCCCCTGACGGAACATGAATTGCGCTGTGTCCGTGTTTTGAGAACTAATGTCTAAGGTGTCTATAGTTTGGTCTGTGACCTGTGTCTCGAAGACATTAGTGGTGTATCGACTATTCGATAAGATTGGGTTACTTTGTTTCAGAACAACAGATAATGGTGCTCGTCTCTGTACATGTGAGGGATATAAAACAAAGTTGGCTTCAGTTAATCGTGAGTCTTTAAAGCCGCTGAAAACTTTAGATCCGATGTGAACACAAGAAGTATCAGTTAAAGTGTTACTGAGATCCAAGGAAGAAATAACGATAGGGCAGTCATGAGATCTATTAAACGAGGGCGCCGCCACCGTCGTCGCTAGAGAAGAGGCGTTGTATGCTCTACCAAAATTTCTGTTTATTATTTCAATAGAGCCATTCTCTTCAATCCTAAAATTGTGTAGCTCCAAAGGACCAAGGTCTCCGAAGTTAGCTACCTCAATAAGGACTGGGAAGCGCACAACTTTGGGGATGGCTGCGATGGCCGAGCTAACATCAGTAAAAATGTTATTGTTTTGATCTAATGTTAGCGCAGGAGCGTCCGCCGAAACTGTTAGAGCTAGGCCAGGAACACCCGCAGACGTTGCAAATCCGCCCTGCTCCCAAAGCTCATAGGTCCTCTCCTCTAGATCGTAAAGAGGGATATTGTCTTGCTCCCAATTGTAAAATGTGCTAGTATCAAACTTGGAGACATAAGGGGTCCAAGAGTTAAATAGCATGACGTTTCCGCTGCTAGTGTATATGTCGTTTGGGTAGAATGCCATATCAGAAATTAATTGTCCACCTAAAGATTAAACTAAAATCATTAGTTTTTACTATGTTACTAAATGTTCGGTAACATACTAGTATTGGTCTGTCGTCCGCGGCACCAGTGGGATTTTTTACAAACATACCAATTTCATTTAACCCTCTATCTTGCCCGTTTCTTTGTATGTTGTTTGCGGCTTCTTCGTCAACCACCAAAGTATATCGAACAGAATTATTATTTATTCTAGTCATTTTGCTGGCGGGTATCTCAGCAAAAACTCTACCTGGAATCAGACTGTTGCCTACCATCTGACTACCTGTGTATAAGAAAAGATTACTCCCTGTGCCGTACTCGTCCGTAGAACTTAAAGAACCTGATAACTGATTTATGGCGCTGGTAATCCCTCCTGCTGGAGGCCCAGAAATACCTAACTGAAATTTTTGAATTTGATAATCTAAGACCGTATCTGATCCAGAAGCTGCGAATAAATAAGATAGGGCGACCCCCATACCAGAAACAATGATATTAGGGTCATCTAACAAGATTTCTTCCTCACCCGTAGACATCCTTTTTATGATTTCTAGGTGACCAGTAATGCCTAAATCTTCTGTAAAATTCTTCATAGGAAGTGCAGCCTCCACTTAATTTTTAAATCTGCGTACTGAGTTATGTCCGTAATAAAAGTTAGATCCTTTGCAACTCCTTTTCTACAAAACAACTTATACTTTCTAGGATTATTTAGTACGCTGAACGCAAAGGGAGGTGTATTTCCCTTTAGAAGAGATTGCTTCATATCTATAGACCATAGACCTAGGTGAAAAATTCCTCCGTAAGCATGAGCAAATAGGGCGTCATCCTTCGATAAGGTTACAGCATACTCCACAGTACCATTTGTGGCGAAGGAAGCGTTCGAGCTTGTGGTCAACCCTAATTTACTATTAATCCCAGAGACTGCGGTAACAAACCCTGAAGCGTCCATTGAACTTACTTCATTAAAATAACCTCCTTGGGACGTTATTGTTCTTTGGGTTCCTCCATTGTCGTAGTATTTTACTTGATTTAGCGTAGCATGGGGGGCGGACGATCCATCGGGAAAGCACCCTAGAACGCTGGCACCGCCGAAGTATCGGATAGGGGTCGATAGCTCAGTCCCTGCGAAAGTTGCGCTCATGATAGAAGAGGGAAGGAAGTTGGTTAGCTGCCCATTCCCAGGAACCGTAGCACTTACATCTTTAGAGATAAAGGCATCTACGCTAGTATTATTTTCCAAAACATCGAGCATAGGATCTGGAGCTATGGGGAATCCAGGGTCCGCTGGCTGATCTACATTTGAAGTATCTTCATCATCTCGATTAGTTCTAATCAGCGCCTGATTGCCCTTTACTCCAGCCAATACATCCGCCGTATCGTAAACTCCTGCGACATTTACTAACTTATGAGCATTCGTTCTGAATGCGTCTGAACCCGTACCAAAAGAGATGGCTTGAATGACATAGTTAGAAGCATCCAAAATGGAAGATGTCCCTAAATCATCTACAGTAGCTAATGATGGGGAGGCGGTCATGATGTCAGCTAATAATTCTCCTGCCCCATCGGTAAGCATATTAGCTTCCTTAAGGATCAACTCATCTCCACTCCAAACTTCTACTTCTCCTCTCATCAGTTATCAAACTCCACCTGAGTATAGTTTCCGTGTGACCCATCAGTATGCGAGACCCACTCAGGATTAACTCTGTAACTAATCCTGCTCCCTCCACTAACCTCAAGGACGCCAGAAGTGATGCTAGCATCTCTAGAAGCTAAGATAGTTGTGTTTTCCCCAGCACGATAGCCTAACAATCCATTATAGAAACTTAATATATCTGCAAGTTCTTGTTTATTAAATTCGTATTTAAATTCCCTAACAAAGGGTCTTAAAGGTATACCGCTGGTTTGCACACCTAGGCCCGTAGAGATACCTGCTTGATACCTAAGTGTGGTGTCCTGTAAGCCTATAGAATCAATCAACAAATATTTGTCATAGTTATTGTTGGGAATAAAGAAGATCTCAATGACATAATTCCTATCTTTATGAACTTGGTCAGTGATTTTAAACTGCTCGTTTGTTTTTGGTATAATGTCCAAGTATTCATAGTTGTTATGGATTGTGAAATTTCTAGTATCAAAATCAATAGCTACGTTATGGAAAAAGCTTTCTTTAATATTTGTCAATCCTAGATCATTAACTGAATTAGCTGCCTCAGTCTTGCTGTTCAAGCAGTATAAAGTTTCTATTCCAGGGTCACTTAAATTGAAAGTATGCCTGTGGCATAACTTTAAAATTACTTGATCAATACTTAGAGAACTAACTTCCGTAGGCGTCCACTTTCTATCTTCAGTCCAAGACCACATTAGTCCGCTGGCAGGTTCAGTGTGGATCCAAACTCCCAACTGACCTCCACCAAGTAAAGGTTTATTCTCATCCGCAACCAAAGCTTTTACATTTAGCTTAAACTTGTGCTCTGGGATAAGCTGGTTCGTGCTGGGACCGTAAGAAGATACATCAAACCTAATCCTAGGCAATCCTCCTACAGACTTGCATTTAATTACTGGGTTATTGATGAAGTAGTTTTCTTGGCCTCGAACGTATGCGCTGGAATCTAAATCAATGATTCTAAATTCATTTCTAGATGGGGCACCTGAGATATCACAAAATTCAATACCACTAAGAATAGTTGGGTTTCTGTAATCAAATGCGCTTCCAGAGACGTAGGTGCCTAGTAATGGCACCACAGCCTGATCCAAACTACTAGCCACAAAGGTTCCTGATGCCCCGTCAGCAAAAACAGTAGAGTTGTTTATAGGGTTACTTGTTCTTAGATTATTTTGAACAAAAGATGACCCATACTCTCCGACTATATCAAAATCACCATTGAATAAAGCTTTTCCAAAAACATGAGCAAAAATATTCGCTCCCGTCTTATCTTGAATATTCTTTCCTAGAACATGCCTACCAAAAGCTTTTGTGTAGTCTGCGAAAAGATATTGGAAATCTCTGCCGAAACTAAAGTTCTCGTAATCTTGGTATGTATTTATAGCATATCCACTAGCGATGGCTGAGTTAGCAAAGCTTTGGATTTGATCTTTCCAGTAAGTGTCGTTTGCATAAAGAGTGGGGCGAGCACTTACTTCAAGCTCTGCGTACCGCCTAGCTTTGTTTTCTAAAGCGGAGTGCATGGTGCGAATGATTCTGGGCGTTTGGCCTCGGTCAACATACCGCGCAGTAGCCGAAGCTATTTCCGGCATTTTTGCGTCAGACCCTAGCTGATTTAGACCTCGATATGGGAATGTGTTACTCGTGTCTACCCCAGAGAAAGTTCTAGAAGAATTTACATTCTCACAGATGTTCCAAACCCCTGTTACGTTTGTATGGTCTACCACAGGATGAAACTTGCCCGCCGATGCAACATAGCCTAAGGTAAACTCTCCTAAGGAGCTTGCCATAGAATTTTCCAGAACAGAAGGATCAAAACTAGTGGGGCCATTAAATCCTGTCCTGTCGTAATACCCTGCCTCAGGAAGAAGGAACTTTAGATTTCTTCTTCTCAGAGCGCGGCGAGAGGTGCTGACAATGCTATTAGTAGAACTTAAGTCTCCATCAAGGGTGTTAACCCTATCTCTTTTGAAAGTCTTAAAGCCACCGCGGCCTGGATCGAAAGGGGAAGGGCCTATCAAAACTCCGCTAATCTCTGCGTTAGCTAAAACAGATCCTGATGCATAGCCTACTCTAGTTTCTTGCTCATCAAAACCTAAATAAGAGTATCTGGTTGCAGAGGTATCGTAAGGGTCATCTGCGCTGGCATTAAGATTAACTTTAGGTATCGTGTGCGCTGGAGTAAACTCTTGCGCTACTCTAGCAACTTCATACAATGCATACTTAGAATCTGACTCTAGTGTGTTTTTTCTAAAATCAAAGTCTGTGTTATCAAAATCAATAAATATGTGAGAAGATTTTCCGTTCCATAGGCTGAGTGCATTCTTCTCAAAATCAGAAATGTTTTCTATGACATGATCGTAATTCGGCGGCAGTTGAACTGAGCTAAAGAACATTAAGAATTCGTTTAGTGAATTTATATTGTCAGTATCAGTAGCCGCACTGCTAACCAAAAAGTTTCCAACTTGTTCAGCAAAAGATCCTTGTACCTTAAAGCACTTGAGTCTCTCGACTAAAAGATCAACCAAAGGTTTTGTTACGATACATTCTCTATAGTATTTAACCTCTTCAAAAGGAGGCATAGGATAGTTATATTTATTCCTATAGTTAAATACAAACTCAGGATCCCCTTCAAAGAGCAAGTACGTTGGGCGATCGACGCCAGTCGGGTGATTGAGGCCCGCCATGTACACACCCTCTCCAAACGGTCCTGGGCCGACTGCTCTTTCCCAGAGAGCAGCTTCTCCAAAATCATAAGCCTGTCTCTTAAAAGCTAAGTACCCCGGAGCAGCAACTGGGTGAGCGTGCCAAGGCTTCATTTTTGTATCACCTACAACAGTGTAAAGCTCCCCTTTCGTTCCGTCAGGGTTTAGAATGTAGAACCTGGGGAAAGGGAAGTCTTGGCCGAAATATTTAAAGTTAGTTGGGAACGCTGAAGCTAGATCTAAAAGGATAGAGTCTGTAACCAGCTTTAAATTTTCCTCTAGGCTACTGGTGCTGTAAGCAAAAACCCCAGAATCTTTAGCCGTCTGTAGGGTCCAAGTCCTCAGGTTTTTAAATAAGGGAGACCCTGTACTTAGAGCATACCAAACAATGAATGGCAGGTAAGATTCCCATAAAGGAATAATTTTGTTGTCTACATCTATTACGCTGTTGACGATAATTGCATTTAGGGCCGATCTCAAGGACTCCTGAGTTCCTGATTTTTTATAAATGTCTACTGCGGTTCTTAGTTGATGTCTCCACTTTTCAGATTGGTTCCCCCGTAACCTAAAACCAATTAGGTCAGCGATGTACTGTAATCTTTCTTGATCCACATTCTCTATGTCATAGAGATATCTCAGGTCTTCAACTTGGTTGGATATATCAGCAAAATGGAAACCTAAAGCATTTAAGATTTTTCTAAACGGACCGTTAGAGACTTTGTCTTCGAGTATTAGCTGTGCGTCAATAAAATCATCGAAAGCTGCCTTTACCCTAAAGTCTTGTTTGTCAATGGCTAAAGGAGAGTAGATTACATCAACTAAAGTTAATAGGTTGTCTAGCTTTTGTGTGCCGCTGGTATATGTCGCAACCTCACCCGAGCTAGGGTCTGTATTTGCGTCAGCAGTGGACGATAAGAAGTCTGAAGGAATGTACTGCCCGAACGAGCAAGCCTCTACATTTTTCCATATGTATTCCGTTAATCCTTTTACTCCGTCCACAGTCTCTAGATTAGCGCCACGGTATAACCTAGACAGATTGCTAAGAACAAAAGAGGATGGGCTATAAGATAATCCACCCAAAGCAGAAGTATTTAAAAAGTAAAACCATCCTAGATTATCTACTAAATAATTATGAATGCTGCTTGGGCTGGCGTCATTTGTATACGCTGATAACTCAGAAACATTATCCTCGATCGTGCCTCTGGTTGTTGTTCCTGGTGGGATTATTTTAGGAAGTAAGTCTGCGGACAAGAAACTAACAAACTCACCACTTGTTTCAAAATCAGAAAAGTTAGAGCTTAGAGGAAGTAAAATCTTTTGTCTGAAGCTTTGCGTAGTTATATTAGTTAGTTCGTTCTGTTTTACGAAATACTGGGATATCCCCCCTATAGAACTTAAGTTACTCGTTTGAGAATTTTGTACTGAAGATACCGGAAGCACAGTTGAAATATTATTCGCTATGCTTAGATGAGTGTTGATAACTTGGGATAAAGGATTAAGTTCCGTGCCACTTAAATCAAGATCCTCCTGCTGATATACCTTAGGAGTCAATATCTCAAGAAGATCTACAAAATTAGATTTTGAGAATTGTCTAGGGTTAGGGGTATATTTGCTGTTATCTACCATCAGGCTAAGTATTCTACGTTGATTGTTAAGTTATTTAGTTGAATTATTTCATTGAAATCAATTCTAATATCTTGGCCCACGTTATCAAGAGTAGAGAACCTCACCTCATCTACCTCAAAAATCTGCCTATTAAGGTCAGCAACGATAAGGTCCTCCCCAAATTCCGTATTATCTATACTAAGGTAATTTAGAATTTTATCCCTGACCTTAGCTTTTACTTGTTCTTCATTCTCTTTTTGCTCTAAATCAATTCTAATCGTACAAACTAGATCAAGAGTCCTGATTAAGCCATCAACAATAACTATTTCGTCCGTAATCATCTTCTTACGATTCATCGCATCAAGAAGCTGAGTCTTAAAATTACTTGTAGCTCTTTGTAGTTGAATATCCGAAGCTTTTTCCAAGACATAAATGTCTAACGTATTCGCTGAGGAGTAGGCATTTCTGGTGGCAGCGGTAGCTTTTCCAACGGTGCCAAATGTGCTTATAAAGCTGTTTGCAAAAGCAGAGTAATCCTCAAGAGTAACCAAGCGATCCTGCCTTCTGAAGGTTAGTGGGGCATATTTTTTTGCGTGCTCTATGCTTTCGGCGTTGGCTCCCCCAGTAGCTTTGGAGGTATTTCTTATTGTTCCTTCGTAATTCGTAGCTCCTTTTTTACCCGTCACAGATACAGCTATGGCATTCTTTTCTAAGTTACCCCTCGTTCCGCCCCCAACTCGGTAACTCACTGTGTACGTTGCAGAGTCAGGAGGGGAGACTCCCGCAACACCTGTGCCTAAAACTATTGTAGCGTTGTAAAACTCGTCGTAGGATATCTCAAAAATTTTATCTGTTGCTCCTGAGGCGAAATAGATACTATCTACTTCCGTGTATGCTCCATTGGATTCTGCGGTTGGGGAAGTAATGTAAAGCTGAATACTTCCTTCAACCACAGGGCCGTCCGTTAAAGGAATCGTTTTTTGTCCTTCTGTGGCTGCAAACTCCCCGGCCTCAACAACCAGAGAGCCTTCCTGCAAGACTAGGTTCTGGAAGATGTTCTGGTTAGTTCCTATGCCTTCAGAAGAAGGCGTTAGATTAATTTCCGCTCTAGGTTGAGCTTGATCGACTAAGCCATTGACGACCTTATACAATGTATAGGTAAGTTGGGCTCCGTCCTCTGGGGAACGTATCTCAAAAGTTCTTTGGTCTGTGGGTATGGTTACCTGAGTAACCCCTGAAAGGTTGTCAGAAAACGTGATCTGAGCATCCGCTGCCGCTGATGTGGGACCTCGCATTCTAACACCGATAAGTTCTAGTAGCTTTTTGACACTACCCCTCTGCTTGGCAGTCGCTATCAAATTTTCGTTGGCTAACATATCCGCTTTCATAGAAAGAACCGCACCCATGTAGGCGGCAAGTTCAATAAAAACCATACCTAGATCTGACTCTACAAAATATTTATAGTCGTCAGGATACGAAGCCTTAACGTAATCTATTAAGGAGTTTCTTAAACTTAAAAAGTCGGTGGCAGCAAAATTAATCAAGTCCGCTCTTCGGTTGAGTGCTAAAGGAGCTAACTTCATAAAATCCGATTTAATCGTACCAGAAAAATTCATTTTATCTTTGCCTCTATATCAAAAACTTCTAGGTCATCAGTAGACAACTGAACCTTTAGTACAACACGAATTTGATTTCCGCCCGCCGCGTCGTACTCTCCTGTCTCATACACCCCTATCTTTAATAACTCAGCACCAACAATATAATTTTTAAAAGATGTATGTATGGTTTCTTTTATATTGGAAAAGAGTTCTTTTGTTATTGGTTGAAATAAATACTTTCTAAGATTGCATCCGAAGTTAGGTAGCATCACTCGCTCGCCTTTTTCCGTCTTTAATAGCTGAGTAACCGCTTGGCGAATCATCTCCCGCCCGCTGTTTTTCTTGAAGTAGCCCCCAGATTGAGCGTTTTTCCCTATGGGGAAAGTTAGTCCATAAATCTCCTGTCGCTTGGCCCTAGGGCCTTGCTCCTCGTATTTAGTGGGCCGTCTCCCATAACGAAAAACTGAAGTGTTTGCTGCCATTAGATCTTAATATTTTTGAAGAACCCGCGCTGGGCTTCGTAATTCTTCTTTACTTCTCTACTATCTAGTGGCCTGGAATAAAATTTAAGGCTTCCAACATGACCACGAAGACCGCTGGTCACTCCACCTCGATCGCCGCCCATGAAGTTTCCATAGTTGTACATTCCATCGGTATAACCACCACCAACAATCCACGGAGTGTAGAAGGGGTTCAGTAGTGGACCTTGCTTGAGGATAAAAGGTCCATCGACAGAAGAGATGGAATACTCGAAACTGTTAGGTTTTTTGAAGTTTGGTAGAGAAATTGTTTGTGTTGGCTCTATACCAAAAACAGTAGAGATAGAAGAAGTCGCTACTAAATTTCCGTCTGCATACATCCTCATTTGATTATTTATTGGGTCGCATGTGATGTCAATCAACACAAACTGGGAATCCACTTTTCCAAAATCAGTGGCTGACAGGTCTACCTTCATCTTCAAGAAATCTGGGTAATTTGTACACTCATCGGCGTTTACAAAAGACTCCGAAGAAAGATCTCTAGAGATGGTTGGGGCTATAAAGAAACTTAATGATGACGCAGGATTGTTTTCTGAATTCAGATTGCTGTAGCCTACCGGGTTGGCTTCGGTTGATTTCTGCGTTATTCTCCTGTCTCTAGTAAATCCACATACCATACCGCGAACGAACTGTTCTCCTCTGTCATTAGGAAGAAGATCAAGGTCTCTTAACTGGCCTGTGTGGTCCACAGAAGACACCCCCTCTTTCACACCTACGTTTTCAGAAGCGAGAAGAACCTTCGTTAGGGACGAGGGTCCGCCGCTCAACCAACCCTTCTCCGCGTCCGTAATATCGGGAACATGAACCCAGCACTCCATACTAAATCCTGAAGGAGAATATGTTAGATCTTGATATTCTCTAGTATCAGGCAGTCTGAGGAAGCTACCTACGGCTGAGGCAGCGGCAACATCCCCAACTCCTTTATTTTTGGTTATGCCACCCAAGTAAGGAATCGCTACGCCAGAAGCAAATATAGTTTTTTTGGATGTGCCCACCAACTGAGCATTATTATACATGTCATCAGTAGCGCAATTAGTGGTCTGGAAATTAGTAGAAGAGGGAAGTTCTAATCCTGTATCCAAGAAGTTGTATATGCTAAACAAGCCCTTTGTTACAATATTATCCGTCAGTGACAGTATTGTTGCGTTTGTGGCGCTAACAGAAGATGGCGCGTAGATAATGCTGCCTCGACCAATAGTAGGTATTTGAAGATGCTCGTACCCAACAGACCCTGCTTTGGCAGAAGATCTTACGAACTTTGGATTCAAGGGAAGAACTATACCCTCCACTTCAGCCTGTTCAAAAATTAAGGCTTTTTGCTTCTCTAAATCTACTTGTAAGTTATAATCTGCTAAGTAGGAGAAATCATTAATGGGGACCTCGCCTGGAGGATACAGGGGTGATGTCCTCCCTCCGTAAATTTGGGGGGCCTTTACCGCAACCTCTATTTGTTTTTTTCTCCGATTCATCTTATCGGTATGATTAGCTATCTCCGATATGATGAGTTGTTTTTGATTTAGCACTATGGAGGAGTCGGATCCAAATTGAGACTCGAAGGAAGCTAAATCTGAAGATAAATCAAAGATAAGCTTATCCCTTTGCTGCTTGATAACTTTTAAGAAGTGATCTTGATCGTAGTAGTCTTGCATGCCAATACTGTCGTCTATTCTACTAGGATCAAAAATATTGTCTGCAAATTTATTTAAAGAATCTACATCAATCTTTCTTCCTTTACCACCTAGGTTAGGATCGTAATCGTATCGCCAACGATCTCCAGGCTCAATAATCCCAGAAATAGCAGTGAACACAGGGTCTAAACCCCCACTCTGAGAATCGTAGTATAGGCCGTCCTGGGTTAGCACATACTGGCCTGTAGTTGTTTCTGGAGGCCCGAAGGTTAGGCGGAACACATCCTCTTCCTGAAGCCCTGGATCGACCCTGGGCCCTGTATTGAGTCCACTCAACCCAAACTCCGCATCATCCCTGAAAACAGGCTCCAAGGAGGGATCATCCCTTCTAGCTCTAAGGACTCCGTTAATTCTATTCTCTAATTCTTCAGCCTGTCTAATGAAATCTTTTGCAGCGTTTGCATTAGCCATGGCTCCAGCAAACTTATTTTCTAATCTAATCTGCCTTTCCTCGGCAGAAAGTTGATCGGCTGCGTATCCAGGGCTCTTCGCAGCCATGTAATCTCCAAAGGAGCCTACGCAGTCAATGATGGACTCGACCTGATCTACAGCAGCGTTTACGTTTTGGTAAATCTGAGCCCCGAAAGCTGCTAAACCTTGAACAAGATTTATGATTTCTCCTATGTCTCCTAGGTCAAAACCTAGCCACCCGTCATCAGATTTAAATTGAAATGTACCTGTTTCCGTGTCAAAAGTAATAACGCCTAACTCAAGCTGAAGAATTCTGAATAACTTAGCAGTAATTTCGTTTGCTTTTGCTTTTGCTTGAGCAGTAGCCAAATTCATGGAGATAAGCACTGGTGTAGGCAGAAGAGAAAGAACATCACTTGCCAAGTTAAGCATACAGCTAGGAAGGCCATAGGCCATCCCTAAGGCTCTTACGGGGCCTGTTCCCGACTCGCCTTGTGCTGTTAGAAAGGTGTCTATATCAAAAGATGCCATGCTAAATTACTCCTAGACCGAAATAGTCATCTATCTTATATATGTCAGTCATACTAGTATTCTCAACATATCTGGATGTGTTGGGTACAGCATCAGATCCGCCCGCCAAGTTCACCTCTCCACCCCCAGGATCAATGTTTACGCCGTTGGTAGCTTGAGTCTCTATACGAGCGCCCGTTGTATGGACGCCGCCAGCTCCCCCATTTATATAGACGCCTCCAGGAGCATTTAGATCAATCGTTCCTGCGCCTGTAGCATCTAAAACAATTGAGTTTGCTTGTAATACTATGGACCCGTCTGGTCCTGCTGTTCCAATCTTTATAAACTGCCTAGCCCCGTTTGGAGCAAGGGTCTCAATAAAAATCCTGCCTGTATATGGGGAAGCGGCGAATAAATTAATATCCCCACGATCACTTTGAATATTAACATTTCCTACCGTGGCTATAGGGTTAGGTTCGGGGACCCCAGCAATTTTGCCCCAAGGAACACCATTGGCGTGGTTAATGATATTAAGCTCTCTTCCTCCTCCTAAAACTCTCAACTCCATTTCCGACTCACGACACACATTTATCAGTGGGCCTTTAGAGTCTATTTCGATTGACCCTGCGTTTGTCCCAGGTCGGTCAGGGTTTTGCGTTAAAGTAATTGTTGCGTCATTTCCTGAATCTAGTTTTATAGAATCTATTGCTGGGCTATCATGCAGAGTTATCTTTTTCTTGTTGGAAGAGTTTATTTCCGTTTTTATATCATTAATTGTGGTTCCGTTTTTAGTATCAGAAATCTCAATGCCTTGACCATTCTTGCCTTTAATTAATATTTTGTCTGAGGTGTTAGACACTGAAGTCTTATTACCTTCGACCTTTTCAAAGTTTGATTTAGATTCCCCTTTATTAGCGGGCTCTACGTTTTCGTTATTAATTAATTCTTGGTAGGATTCCCCTTTAGACAAAGAAGGTTTTTCAAAACTAGGGTCAGACTGATTTGTTGCTGGAGCGTTGCTTACTTCGCCCTGCTCATCAGAGGTATACTCCATGGGGAAGTTAAAGGTAGAGGCTATGTAGATCCACTCTTTGCTGCCTGAGGGTCTACAGATAAGAATTTCTGTCTGCTCCTCTGGAATAGCTATAATTCCTGCTGTGGCTGGAGAGGCGTAAGGAGATGCATAGCTCACATTTACTTCTTTATTAATATTATGCAGCATCGCTTTGAACGTGCCTTTGCCGTCAATCATCGAAACGTCCGTGACTGTAGCCTTCCTTAACTCAGAAAAATTATCTTGATCAGTCTCTATCATCTTTCAAACCCGGAATTTATTGCTTCTTGTTGTTCTTGTGTTGGTGGTGTGTACCAATCTATACCCTCTATATTTGCTGTCTGAGACGGGCGATTTACTGGAGGGTGGTTTACTGGAGTAGCTTTAGATTCTTCTGGCGTGCTGTTAACCACCACCGTCTCAACTATAGTGTTGTCGGGGGCGCCGTCACTAGGAGGAGGT